CAAATTTTGTGGGGATCTTGTCTAGCGATACTTCCCCACAAATACTAATCAAATAAAAGGAAATAAATTATGCCATACGGAATGGGAACTTACGGATCAAAAAAAGGTAGACCTAAGAAAAAAGGTAAAAAGAAAAAATCAAAATCAAAAAAAAAAGGTAAATAAATTATGGCTTTTAATTATGCTTTAAGACCAAGTACAATACAAAAAATAACAATGGCATCAAGTGCTGTATCTATTGCATCATCTGCTTTTGGATCACAAACTCAATATGTTAGAATAGCTTCTGCAACAGATTTTCATATCATCTTTGGTACTGCACCAACTGCTACTGCTAGTCATATTTTTATACCAGCAGATCAACCAGAAATTTTTAAAGTTTCTCCAGGTGAAAAAGTAGCTGCTTTAGGTGGATCTACTGCTGTTATTTCTATTACTGAAATGGGTGCGTAGTGGCGAAGCAAAAGTTCAATTCTTTTACTCCAAGAGATAAGCCACCCAAAAGAGGTGCTGGTCAACATAAAAAATCACTCTCAAAACATGAGAAAAGACAAAAAAATACTAATCGTTATTTAGGGCAAGGTCGTTAATGAGAAAAATTGGTCAAGAGTCTGATGGTATTAAAAATAATACTTATTATGATAATGATAAAGAGGGTGTTTTAGTTAAAACATCAACTGACATAGCTCCAATTATTAAAACTAATAAAGAGCTTTACACTAGGAATGATGGTTACTCTCCAGGTAAAGACTTTAAAAGAATAGCATCTGTTCCTACAATAATTTTAGAAATTTGGACAAAAGAATATAACAACAGTCAAGATGGTAATTGGTTTAAATTACCTAAGGATGTTCAACACAAAATATTAAGAGAAAAACTAAATAGTTCTGATTTTAGATATTTTAGAACTGCACCAGGAAAAATTTAATGGCACTAACTACATACACAGAATTAAAAGCATCACTTGCTAACTGGTTAAACAGATCAGATTTAACAACAGAGATAGGCGATGACTTTATTAAATTAGCAGAAGCTGATTTTAACTCTAAATTAAGAGTTAGATCAATGATAGATCAAGTAAGTAT